AGCCGAATAGTTGTAGAGCTTGCAATAGCCACAAAGATTCCCATGAGCGAATGGACGACGGCGGAGCAGATTCTTACGGCCTTTGAGATATTGGAGCAGCAACATGGCGGATGACTTTCAAGTTGCTTATGACAAATCCGACTTGCGTCGTGTTACTGCCGCATTCAAAGCAATGGATGAAGAAGCAGTTGCCCAAGCCAAAGTTGTCAGCGGCGGCTTAGCCACATACGTCCAAGGCAAGATTGTTCAAGCTGCTGATCGTCGGCCTAATGATGCGGCGAACAGAATTGCGTCCGGCTCACGTGTCTCCAAATCTTCAAAGATTGGAGAATTGTCATTCGGCTTTGTCAGTCAGAAATTCTCTGGCGGTGGTACAACTCAACAGCTTTGGGGCGGCTACGAATTCGGATCTAACAAGTTTAAGCAATTCCCAATTTGGTCTGGTAGTCAAGGCCGAGGTTCCAAAGGCTGGTTCATATATCCGACTCTGCGAGCCGAGCAACCAAATATCATTGCCAAGTGGGAAAATGCTTTCACTGAGATATTGAAGGAGTGGTAATGGCCGGACAAAGTAGAACGCTTAAGCTCTCGATTCTGGCTGATGTAGATCAACTCAAGAAGTCGCTCAATACAGCTAACAATGACGTTCAAAGCTCAAGCTCTAAGATTTCAGACTTTGGTAAGAAAGCCGGATTAGCATTTGCGGCTGCCGGCATTGCCGCAGCTGCTTACGCATCCAAGCTGCTCATTGATGGCGTCAAATCAGCCATTGCCGATGAAGCAGCTCAAGCCAAGCTTGCCAACACTCTCAAGAATGTAACTGGAGCAACTGATGACCAGATTGCTGCAACTGAGAAATATATTCTTAAGACATCTTTGGCCAATGGAATCACAGACGAGCAGTTGAGGCCATCGCTAGATCGCTTGCTTAGAAGCGTCAAGGATGTGACCAAGGCTCAAGAATTGCAGTCTCTTGCGCTTGATATTTCTGCGGGCAGTGGCAAAAGTTTAGAGGCCGTCTCAAACGCGCTTGCAAAGAGTGCCGAAGGCCAGAACACAGCTCTTGGCAAATTGGGCGTCGGCATTAGTGCAGCAGAGCTTAAAACTATGTCATTTGAAGAAATTACAGCCAAACTCAGTGACACATTCAAGAATCAGGCATCAGAGCAAGCCGACACATTTGCCGGCAAGATGGCTCGTCTTAATGTGGCATTTGATGAAGGCAAAGAGACAGTCGGTTCATTCGTACTCGATGCAATCACACCCATGGTCAATACTTTCGTCAAGGATGTCGTGCCAGCCATTCAGAAATTTGCAGATGAAATCGGGCCAAAGTTGCAGCCAGTAATCAAATTCCTTGGAAGTTATATTCAAGAAGTATTGCTCCCAGCTTTCAAAGGCATTTGGGGATTCATCAATGATTTCTTGGTTCCGATATTCATGTCAATTCTTACGCCAGCCATTAATGGATTGCGTAGTGCATTTGAGAAGGTTCAAAAAGCCATCAGCGATAACTCCGAAGAATTGAAGCCATTGCTAAGTTTCATGAAAGCAGTCGGAGAATTTGCCAGAGATACTTTGGCTCCAATTATCGGTGGCACTCTTAAAGCCGCATTTAACGTCTTAGGCACAATCTTGTCAGTAACAATTTCAGGATTTGCAAAGATGGCTTCGGCAATTCAATTTGTCATTGATAAAGTCAAAGCATTTATCAAGCTCATGACTGACAATCCAGTCACTCGATTCTTTGGTGGTGGAGATAACTCCAAAGGCTTGAAAGCCGGTGGAGCAGAATTTGACCCAAATATCGGTGGCGACTTTGGCGGCACTAGCGGCGGCGGTGGATTTGATACTGGTGGAAGCATGGGCGGCAGTGATCCGCGCACATTTACCGGCGCACCATTGGGCGCATATTCACCAGCTATGCAAGCTGCAATCCTAAGACGCGAAGAACTCAAAGCTGAGACTGAACGCCTACGCAATGCCAGAGAAGCAGCCGCAGCAGCTCGCGCCGGGGTCACTGGCGGGCTTTCAACGGCAGAGCGAATCAATATCACAGTCAATGGGGCAATCGATGCCGAGGGTACAGCTCGCACAATTGTGGAAACACTTAATGATTCATACTTCCGCGGTACAGGCGGCGCATCCAATTTGCAGGCAATATGACAATCTTTAATCCAGTATGGCGAGTGACTATTGGGGGCGTTCAATACCAGACGGCCATCTTGTCTAATCTGACGATTACATCTGGGCGAACTAATATCTATGAGCAGGCTCAAGCCGGTTACACCAACATTGAACTTATCAATTTAGATCAATCAGCTGTTGTCATCGGAATCAATGATTCATTGACCATTGAGTTGCAAGATTCGACAGCTACATTCATTCCAATCTTTGGCGGCTCAGTCGTAGATGTGGCCATTTCAGTGGCCGAATTGGGCAGTGTGGCTTATGCCCAACGTGTCAAGATTATCGCCTTGGGCGCATTGGCTAGATTGCCAAAGGCTTTGACAGATGGCACATTGGTTCAAGACTTTGACGGCGACCAGATTCTGCACATCTTGCAAGATTTACTGCTTAACAATTGGTCAGAGGTTCCAGCAGCTTTGCAATGGAATACCTATGACCCGACTGAGACTTGGGCAAATGCTCAGAACGTCGGACTTGGCGAAATTGATACTCCAGGAAATTATGAGCTTGCACAAAGGTCGTCGAGCCGTATTGATATTTATTCACTTGTCTCAGCTCTGGCGACGAGTGGCTTGGGCTATATCTATGAGGATGCTCAGGGCAGAATAAGTTATGCCGATTCAACGCACCGATCCATTTATCTAGCAGCTAACGGATATGTGGATTTAAGTGCCAACGATGCTCAAGGTGCAGGGCTGAGCATTCAGCAACGCGCCGGCGATGTGCGCAATACGATAACCCTCAAATATGGCACAAATTCAACAAATGAAGTTGATGCAACATCTGCTTTATCAGTGAGCCTATATGGACAACTTGCCCAGATATTTACGACCACAGTGAAACACATGGCTGATGCCCAAGATCAGGCAGATTTCTATTTGACGCTCCGGGCATTTCCTCAATACAACTTCAATCAGATTACATATCAGCTCACTAATCCAGAGATTGATGATACTGACAGAGATTCACTGATTAACGTGTTCATGGGGATGCCAGTCTCCATTTCTAACATGCCGCTTAACATGTCAGCCGGTAACTATTTGGGATTTGTTGAGGGCTGGACGTTCCAAGCCGCATACAACGAAATTAGCGTTTCACTAAATCTCTCACCAATTGCATTCTCACTGCAAGCCATGAAGTGGGAAGATGTTGGTGTCGCTGAGACTTGGAACACCATATTGAATACACTTGACTGGGAACACGCCCTAGTCGTGGCATAAGGAGAAAAGATGAGCAATCCAACAACACCATTCAGTTGGCAAATGCCGACGGCGACTGATTTGGTCACTGATTTGCCGGCAGACTTTGAAGTCTTTGGGCAAGCTGTTGCCACTTCAATGGCTGATTTACTTGGTGGCACTTCTGGTCAAATTCTGGCAAAGAATTCAAATACTGACATGGATTTCACTTGGGTCACAAATGACGTCGGTGACATCACTGCCGTTACTGCTGGCACTGGTATTTCTGGCGGTGGCACGTCTGGCGATGTAACAGTCACCAACTCAATGGCTACGGCAATTGACGCCAAAGGTGATCTGATAGCTGGAACGGCTGCTGATACTTTTAGTCGTCTAGCAGTAGGCACAAACGGGCAAACACTCGTGGCGGATAGTACCGCTTCTACAGGTTTGAAATGGGCTACTCCATCTAGCGGTGGATTGACACTAATTAGCACAACTTCATTTTCTGCGGTTGGCAGTCAATCTTTCAACAATGTTTTCAGCAGCACTTATACAAACTACAAGATTTATATTTCATCATACGCAAGCGCCGATTCTTTAATGACTTTTAGATTTAGAGCAAGCGGTACAGATAACACTTCATCTAATTATTCCTTTGCTGTGTGGGGCGCAGCTGCTTCAACTGGAACAGTCAGCGCAGATAACAATGGTGATGCAGTTAGCAACATTCAAGTTGGAAGCAATCAAAACACAAACCAAAGACAATATATTGCGATGGACGTAATGGCTCCATTCCAAACGACTGGCACAAAAGCATTAACTTATTCGTATGTCAGAAGCAGAACTGCATACTTTGGCGGTAATGGATACGGAATACTCAATGTTACTGGCACTGCTTTTGATGGTTTCACTTTAACTGGTGGAACAATTTCTGGAACCGTTTCTATCTATGGCTGGAGTATCTAATGACAAAGATTGCAATTTTAGACGTTGAGACTGGCGAGATTACTGAGCGCGAAATGACTGCTGCTGAATTAAGCCAATGGGAAAAAGACCAAGCAGAAATGACTGCAAAGGCTGCAAGACAAGCCGAAGCCGAAGCAGCCAAAAGCGCTGCACAGGCAAAACTTGCTGCGCTTGGTTTAACTACTGACGACTTAAAGGCACTTGGGCTATAAGTGGAACACTTGACTAAGAATCTAGCCGATGCTGCAAAGTCATAACGGATGGCCGGCATCGAAAGATGCAGCTGAAATCCAAATCATCAGCGTTCCAATCGAGGGAACAAAGGTCAAGGTGCGATGTGCGAAAGCCGTTGCACCATTGATTGCTGGATTCTGCAAAGAATTTCATGAGCTAATCGAACCCATTGATGAAGGCAAGCTCGATGATTGGGGTTACGCATTCCGCATGGTACGTGGCTCGACTGACAACTTGAGCAATCACAGCTCCGGCACTGCCATCGATCTAAACGCAACGCAACATCCTCTGGGCAAATCTGGCACATTCCCAGCTGAGAAGGTTCCAATGATTAGAGCTTTGGCTAAAAAGTACGGCCTCAAATGGGGTGGAGATTATCGAAACCGAAAAGATGAGATGCACTTCGAAATCGAATTGAGTGAAGCGAAAGTCGCGGCACTCATCGGGAGCTTGAACAAAGGAGACAACTAATGGATCAAGCAAAAGCAATGCTGGCATCATGGGCAAGAAGCTCAGTCGCCGGCGCGTTGGCCGTCTATATGACTGGCAATACCAATCCAAAGGATTTGGCCTTGGGTTTAGTGGCTGGACTTGTTCCGGTACTTGCTCGCTGGGCTAATCCAAATGATGTAACTTTCGGCAACAAGAAGTGAGCGTCGGCGAATGGACGGCGGTCGGTGGGCTTGTCATTGCTTTGCTGACTGCCATCTATTCGTCAATGAGATTCATGGTGAAATCGATCATGCGAGAGCTTTCACCGAATGGGGGCAATTCGCTCAAAGACCAAGTGAGCAGAATTGAAATGCGACTAGACCAACTACTCATTGAAATTGCTCTCAAGAAGTAGCCGACACGCCGATTCTTAGGCGGGAATCTTGAAATTGTCACACATGCGTGTCACTCTATAATTCGGGAGCTGGTACGCAGCTCTCAGAATCGGGAGCAAGAAATGACAACAAGTGAAGTCGGATTGTTCGTAATCATGGCGATTGCGTGCATCCTTTGGGCGATATGCAGCTATTCAGTTGGATACAGAGAAGGCCATAAAGACGGCTACCAGCGCGGCAAAGCCGTCGGCCGTCACGCATCATCTCAGGCGGTGCGCTAATGGGGTTCTTGGATGGCTATGAGGCCGCACGTGCCAGAACAGATCGTTGGATTCTTACACATCCCAGCGGGCGAATTGAAACAGAAATCATGGAATTCAACGCTGAAAAGGGTTACGTTCTAGTTAAGGCAACTGGCTATCGCAATGCAGACGACATCTATCCAGCCGGCGTTGATTTCGCTTATGGCTATCAAGGCGCATACGTGCAAAATATGAAACGCTGGTTCGTCGAAGATACAGTCACCAGCGCAATTCTTAGAGTTATGCAGCTAATCATGGGCGGTGCAGAGCGCACAACCCGCGAGACAATGGAGCAGATTGAAGCTCTACCAGCCAAAGTTGCAAAGACCGACCTTGACTACGATTACTGGACAACTAAATTCGGTGAAGTGCCATCGTTTAAGACGCAAGAAGAAGTCGATGCAGCTGGCACACCAGATTCATTGCAACAGTGCAGACATGGCAAGCGGATATTCAGAGAAGGCACTTCTAAGACGACTGGCAAAGCTTGGGCCAATTACAGTTGCATTGAAAAGAAGCCAGAGCAATGTGATCCGAATTGGCTAGTCATGAGCAGCGATGGCAAATGGAAACCCCAAGTATGACAAAAAGCCGATTGGTCAAGATTCTTGTCATTACGGAATGCATCCTTGTCGTGATTCTCATTGTGATGGCTACTCAATGAGCGGGCCAATCGAGATAATTAATCCAAGGACTATGAGCTGCACACTCATGGAAGATGGCGAAATCATTGCAACCTACAAAGTCGAGCAATGTGATAAATGCTCCAGGCTGGTTAAATTTGATGAATTCGGTTATCAAAAAGGATTTGGTAACGAAAAGATTATTTGGTTCTGCGCGGAGTGCCGATGATTATGGTGCGCTTATCGCGTGAAGATGAAATCATTGCGCATTCAGCTGGACTGGCCAGAGAATCACGCTATGGATCTAATCCCAAATTCCAAGGCAATAAAGGCAATTTCCACAATGCAGTCGTCATTCACTCAGAAGCTGTTGGAGCTGAGATGGCAGTAGCCAGATACTTTGGCGTTGAGGACTTTGTGCCGACAGTCAATACATTCAAGAATGAACCGGATGTGTATTGGAACGGCGTGGCAATTGAAGTCAAACAAACGCCGCACAAACGCGGTCACTTAATCATTAGCGAAGATGATCGTGATACTGACATCGCAGTGTTGGTTGTAGGCGAATCACCGACATATTACGTGATGGGCTGGATACCAGTGGGCGTGGCAAAGCGTCCAAGGTTCCAGTCAGCTCAAGGCGGTTACTGGGTCAGCCAAATTAATCTGCAACCCATTGAGACGTTAAGGAAATCCATCCATGCCAATACTTGAATTCGATTGCTCAATCTGCGCAAAGCTCTACGGGAAAGCAAAGCAACGTCATGGCATCCGAAAGACATCAGAGTTATCGCTTCATGAGTGGTTCGCTACTTGTCTTGGATGTGGAGCATTGGGCATCAAGCTGGTGGATGATAAGAAGGTCGAAGGTCTGAGCCTATGATTACAGTGTTGATGGGCGCACCAGCTGCGGGCAAATCGACTTGGCTTACAGCTAACATGACCGGCTTTGAACACATCTACAACACCGAGGCCATTCGAAAGAATAAAGAGATCGATGTGAATGCTTATATGTCTTTCATTAGATTCAAAGCAATTAAAGCTGCGGAAGATGGTAAAGACATCATTGCCGATGGCACTCACACATTCAAGGCTCATCGTCACTTCTGGCTGATACTTGCAGATCGATTAAATCTGGAAACAAAGCTCGTGGCATTTGATACAGCTCTGCCAGTGTTATTGGCTGGCAATTCGATCCGTCAGCATCCGGCGACGACTAAGATTCTCTATCAGCACAACGCCCGCATGAAGATAGCGTTGAGAGCTATTGAACGCGAGCGATGGGGTTCGATTGAGGTGATACGTCGTGGCTATGAATAACACAGATAAGTTATCCACAGGCAGTATCCACAGGGTGTGCGCAACGCCCAAGACTACGCTCAGACTTGACCGGTATTTGACTTCATGGATACGCTCCATACTCGCTGGCGAGCCGCTGATGCGGATAGCTCGCAGGCGAAGTCTGGTGCTATTGGGTGTGCTATGTGTTGTAGGCACAACACCAGCGGAAGCAGTGACAAATACTGATTATCTCAAGCTATATGCTCATTCAAGAATCATTAACTATAAGCAGTTTCAATGCTTTAATCAGTTGATTACCAAGGAATCTAACTGGAGAATTAATGCAATCAATGGATCGCATTACGGATTAGGCCAGATGAGAAATCCTAGATACCGAGAGCTTGATGGTTATCGCCAAATTGACTGGACGCTTCGCTATATCAAGGCAAGATATTCTGGCTCCAGCTGCAATGCATACCGGCACTGGCAGAAGAAGGGATGGCACTGATGTCTAGGTCGTGGGCTAAGGGTTCAACCCGGCAATGGCGCATCATCAGAGAGCGCATATTGCTGCGGGATGGATGCTGTCAGATATGTGGCACGACAGAGGGCAAGATGCACATCGATCACATCATTCCAAAGAGGCTTAATGG